TGGAAAGGTGTAATTGTGTTCATTAAAATAGAATGAGGGAAATAATAGCCTGTCCATTGTTTTTATCGCTCTTCATTCTGTGATCGGTTCAAGTTTCTTGAATAAGGCAGTGGCGGACGTAGCGTAATTGATGAACACCGCCGCGTTTTTGGGAGGACGCGTGGGGCCGTGTGTATGCGTGGCAATGGCGGTGTTCATCTGCTCCACCAAAAAGATGAGGTCGCCCAGTACCTGCAGCACATTGACGGCTTCGGACCCCAACCAAGTCTTGGGTGCCTGCAAGCGCTGGCTGATCGTCGCCACGCTTTCGCGCAGTCCCTGGATCCGCTCCTGCAGATTGCCGCCGACAGTGGTGTTGAGCTTCTGCCCGACCACCAAATTCAAGTCCCGGCCGGTGGCCATGTGCAAATCATCGACGGCCGCCAGGCTGGCAGATCCGCCGGATAACAGCTTCAACGCGCCCAGCGCTTCGGTCTTTTTGATGCCACCGACGGTCTCGGTGCTGTGGTCGTCGACCTCGATGACGCAGGTCTGATAGCGCTCGGTGTTGTCCAGCGCTTCAACTTCGCGCTCACTGGCCCGGTCGGTCATCTTGGCATCTGTCTGTCGCGTCCAGTTGCCCTCAGCGTCGGCGCGCTGTTGCACGGCCTCGCTGTGCTGCCAGAGCTGATCGCCTTTGGGCACTTTCGGCAGGCTCAGGCCGTGGGGCAGGATCTGCAAAATGAAGGGTTTGTGGGGCAATCCGTAGGCGAAGCTCACTACCACGGTGGTGCCTTCCTCAGGGAAGGCATAAAACCCCATGTCGTTGCCGCCGCCGGACACTGGCGGCGCCACGCCGAGTAAGGGCGGTAGCTGCGGATCATCCTCGCCGTCGGGGCCGAGCACCTGCAGGTCCACGGCAAAGCGTGGGCGGAAGTCGTCGCACAGCCCAGCTTCGGCGGGGGGATCGGCAACGGCCAGCACACGGGCGAAGCGGGGCAGGTGATAGGCGCCGGCCAGCTCCGGGAACCGCCGCTCGACGATGCGTGTTACGGCTTCTTCCATTTCAGCACCATTTGCGTACCGGTCAGCGTCACCGAGGTGATCCACTACAGCCTTGAAACCAAAAACGCGTTGGTGCTCAAAGCCCAGGACACGATCCAAGGGCGGCGCATTGAGTGGGATGCCGGCTGGAACGACATCGCGGCGGCCTTCCTGACGATCAAACGCGGCGCCACGAGCAGTGGCCAGATTACTTACAGCGCATCACGAACCGAGGCGACCGGCCACGCTGATATTGCGTGGGCGGTGATGCATGCGCTGGCCCATGAACCCCTGAACATCAACAAACGCCGGCGCAGCCGCTGGTCAACACTTGAGGGCAGCCATGAACGCACCCACACCGAACATCGCGCCGGGCGCGAACAAGATACGAGCCTTCAGCTTCGGCGCACCGGAGTCCGTTTTGACCGGCCACATGGGCGACTACCTGGGCGTGTTCGCCAGCGACGACGGACAGCTTTACACGCCGCCCGTCTCCCGCGAGGGGCTGGCCAAGCTGCTGCGTGCCAACGCGCATCACGGCACGATCCCGCGCTTCAAGCGAAACCTTCTGTTGCGTGATTTTATCCCGTCCGCTGGGTGCAGCGCGCAGACGATGGGGCGGGCGGCGCTGGATTTTATGGTGTTTGGCGAGGGGTACTTTCAGCGCAAGCGCAATGTGATTGGCCAGGTGCTGGAGCTTGAGCATTTGCCGGCGTTGAACATGCGTCGCAAGGTGGGAGGTGGGTTTGCGATGTTGCGACCCAACGGTGAGCCGCTGCATTTTGAAGAGGACGAGGTGGAGCACGTCATGGACTACGACGTGGAGCAGAACATCTACGGCGTTCCCGACTACCTGGGCGGAATGCATGCGTTGTTGCTGAATGAGTCGGCGACGTTGTTCCGGCGGCGCTATTTCAATAACGGCGCGCATGCGGGGTTTGTGTTTTACACCAATGACCCGAACCTATCCGAAGAGGACGAGAAGGCCTTGCAGGCGAAGATTGCCGGCAGCAAGGGGGTGGGAAATTTCCGCTCGCTCTTCGTCAACATTCCGGGGGGCAGTGACAAGGCGATTCAGATCATTCCCGTGGGGGATATAGCAACCAAGGATGAGTTTGAGCGGATTAAGAACATTACCCGTAACGACGTGATTGCGGCGTGGCGCATGAATCCGGCACTGGCCGGGGTGATGCCGGAGAATGCGGCAGGATTTGGGGATATTGAAAAGATCGACCGGGTGTATATGAATAATGAAATTCGACCGATCAGGCAGTTATTTCTTCAACTGAATGGAGATCTTAGGGGAGATAGAAAAATCAAGTGGAAGGACGTACCAAGTTGACGGCACGCCTCCCCAGTTTTTAGTAGGCAATATCATTGTTTAGGGCGACCACCCATACTGGGTGCCACTGCTCGAGGCAAGTCGCCATCTGGGTAGCGTTCTTCAGGTGTCAAGCTGCCAGCATTAGGGCCCGCGCCGTTGTCGGAGAATAGCACGTCTTGTAATTTACCTGCTCCCTCACTAAAGGGAGCACCGAAGTGATTCAATCGAGTTAGTGATAGTAGTGAATCTACAGAATGTCTAATGTGGTTTGAGCCAGTTTTTCCGTCTCTTACCAGTACGGAGTTGTCCTGTTCATTGTAGTTTATTATGTATGTGGAATTGTTGCCAACTCCTCCGCCACGAAAGCAAAGCATTACTCTGATTCCTCCGTTGGATCCGGATTCACTAATGCCGTTGTCAAGGTCAATTTGGACTTGCCTGAGATCTTCTTGTAGAGTCGACATTTTTATGCCCTCTATTATGATTTGAAGGCTTAATTTGATCTTGATTAGCTAGCTAGAGGTACTGTCAAGTTTGACAGTTTTTTGTATTTATTTGTTATGGCGATTATAGCTAATCACTCTTTTGTTTTAAAATTTAACATGCAGCTACCTTGCGGGTAACAATTCTTTGGGGATTCGTATGAGAGTGACTTGCAAGATATGTACAGCAAAGGGACGAATTTCATCGCGGGATGAGCTGTCGATGGATTTCGTTCGGCTGTATTGCCAGTGTTCTTCTGCAAAGTGCGGGCATACGTGGGTCGCGAATCTGACTTTTTCCCATACCTTGAGCCCTTCGGCGCAGGTGGTTGATCGGCTGTTGTTTGATCGGCTGCGCACGTTGTCTCGGGTTGAGCAGCGGGAGTTGTTTGATCAGTTGGGTAGGGTGTTGTAGAGGCGAGGGGGAGCCCCTCGCCTGGGTGGTTACTCAGTGGGGACTAGTTGATCCAGTACCTGGTTTACGGCGAGCTCCGACAGCATGACGATTTGCGCGATGCCTTGGGCGGTTTTGCGGTGGGTGCCTTCGAGAACGCCAGCGAAGTCGTTGAGCATGACGCTGACTGAACCCAGGCCTTCGCAGGCGTCGACCAGCAGTGTTTCGGCGCTCGACTTGGGATTGGCCATGTAGTTGCGGTTGGGGTAGTAGTCCGCGGCCATGATGCGAGCGGTGGGTGGGCCCAGGTAGTAGTCGAGGGCGCGCTCGGCGGCTTCGTTGAATTTTTTCGACCCGGGGCATTCGTACGGGGATGTCGGATCCGGAATGGTCGTCGGCTCGTTGACCGGCGGGTTCGGCGTTACCTTGAACATAAGAGCTTACCTCTAATGAAGCCGCTTCCATGACGCCGCTAAGCTATTGGGTGGCGGCTGTGTGCAAGTTAGCGGACCGGTAAGCTCTCGAAACCCGGCGCACCCGAAGGTGCCATGCACACAGCCACCATCGAGTGCAGACAGATGTCTGACTTGATAAGACTTATGCCATCGAGAACGAACCGAGCCGCTAAGCTCGATCACTGGGGATCAGTGACACAACCAAACTATCAGTTAGCTCAAGGCGCACAAGCCGGCGGATTCTGGCGTAGCCGTAGGCAACGGCGCAAGGATTTGTAGCCCTTGGGAAGTATCACGGCGTGTCTGTAAACAGGCTTCTTGAGCGTGTTTATTGTTGGCAGGATTAAGAGGAAGTGTCTGACGCAGCCGCTCGGCGGCGTCAGGGTTTGATGGCAAGCGATGGCTGCCGAGGTTCAGCCGGTGCGAAGCATGGGTACTGCTAGTTCTGTGGGTTCTTCCCCTTGAGCACGCAACAGGCTCTCGGCGTTTTCGTAGGCTTGCATGCGGCTTTTACCGTATTCGAACAGGGCCAGTCTGCTGCGTTTGTTGAGGGTTATGTCGGAGGTGCACAGTTCAATGAACAGTGAAAATGAGTGCCCGCATTCTTCGAATTTTTCGCGAACTTCCATGGCGTTTTTTGGGGTGGACATCACTGGACTCCTTGTTCTTTATGCTGTCGGCGGCGAGTTTATTTACGTTGAAAGAATTGCGTCAATATTTATTACAAGTGGCTTTTTTTCATTGAGTTTTGTGCGGTAAAACTTCTGTCGTCATTTAAGTAATCTCCTACATGTGTTGAAGAATACGTCTACGAGTTGGTGTGCCTTTATATGTGTTTTTGGTGCGTTGCGTACTCTATTGGATTTGTAAGTTGTGCCCATACAAGGAATAAGGGCGCGATGGCGCCCTTATTGTTGTGGCGGCTGCGTCAGACGTAGTACGTGTCGTGGCGATGGTTGTTGTGTTGTGCCTGGAGTTGGTTGATACGGCCTTCAGCGGCGCACAGCTGGCGGCGCAGGTTGTCGAAGTCCGCTGCTGCTACGACGTCCAGGCGCCGGCCGAAGATGTACACGTTGTAGTGTTTTACGCGGTGGGCGGCGGGGGGCAGTTATATGACCAGGGTGCCGTCGTTGCTGACGTGGAAGGTGTCTACGGTCAGGTCGATGTGGCAACCGGTGATATTGGCGCTGAGGGGAATGTCCTGGCCGTGGCGGCTGGCGATGAGGGCCAGGCGCATGGCCAGCCCGTTGGCTGTGAACTGATGCCGGCGGCGCTTCGGCTTTGCGTAAAATGACCCACGTACTACGACATACGTTTGCAAGTCATTACATGCTGAATGGCGGCGATATTCTGACTCTGCAACGGATGCTGGGACATGCGACTTTGGAGCTAACGATGCGCTATCCGCATTTCAGTCCTGGGCATCTTGTGCAGGTCGTCAATCTGAACCCGATTGCTGGCGAGTGTGGACAGTTTGTGGACGGATGGGATGAGGAAGGCGAGCGATTGAGTGCTTGATGAATGAGCTACAAGCCTCTGATTTTGAGGCTTGTAGCTGATTTTTGAAGTGTTTCAGGATTAGACGCGGAAATGGCTCACCATCTGCTGCAACTGCCCACCCAACCGCGCCAGTTCAACGCTGGACTTGGCGGTCTCATCACTCGCCGCAGCGGTCTGTTCCGACACGTCACGGACGTTGAT